TTCTAGTGTTACTTGGGTTCATACCGTTCATTTCGAGGATGTCGTCTCTAATGTTTTGCATTTTCTTTTCAATATTAATGACACGGACAAACGAGTTTGTAACCGCGGCGGTAAAGTATGCAAACGGATTATCGGATTTTGATTCGTCAAACTGTAGTCCTATTTGTGTTAGTTGTAGGATCGCTTGACCCTTCATTTCGTCGTTGTAAGTATAGCCTCGAACGTTACCTCTGGTAGCATATCGCTCACATAGTTTGATATACATACGAGCCAATGTGTCTGTGATCTGTCCGTGTTCTTTGGAAAAGTTGCCTTTTTCTACATCACCCTTCCAATGGCTTTTGCCAACGCATATTAGTTCATCGTTATTGTCAAACTTCCAATGCTGAAAAGCCGGAAAGTTAACTTTGGCTCTAGAGTCAGCCGCAGTTTTAACACTTTTCTTTCTGCCCGGCTCCAACGGAATATGTTCGTAGGTCATTATCCTAAAAACCAAATCTGTCTTTTCAATTTTTTTGTAGTCTACTTCGAACTCTGCTAGTTTGACTTTGACTTCCAGAGCCTTGGCTGCTTCAAACGCCTGATGACCTAGACGTTTTGCTTTGACCCGTTTGGCTTCTGCAATAGTTCGAATATTGATCTTTTCTAAACTTGGTAGAATAATATCGTATTGATGGTACTCTGGTTTTGTGTAACTGCTAAAAGTATTTTTACTTTTATGGATTTCTGACAACAAATCCTTGTTATTCAGGTAGTTAACTTTTTTCATTATTTTTATAGTACTCCTATATGCTATAATAAACTCTGCACTTAATAAAGTCAATAAATATATGTAACGGAGATAGCCAATATGCCACTTAATTTAGATACTTTTGTCAAAGGAGCCAACAGCCTTGGATCCAGCGTGGGAGGTCGAGCAGGATCTGCACTTCAAGCCGGTGCCGGACTAGTTGATAACATACGCAAGTTTGGTGGCGCTATAAGCAAAGTTCTTAGTCCAGGGGCACAACCAGGCACAGGCACAACAGCCACTAAGGCACAGTTTGCGTCCACAGGCGCAAAAGATTGGCGGGTTAGTTTGAGTATTCCAACAGGCTCGTATTCTATCAGCAAAATTTTAAGACCCCTTAACGAAGTTGGAAAATTTATTTTCCCCTTTACTCCGAGTATATCTTTAACTCATCAAGCATCGTATTCTGCAATGGATGCTGTACATAATAATTATTCATTTGCATCTTATGAAAACAGCAAATTGGACAAAATTACCATTACCGGAGATTTTTACTGCGAAGACGGCAATGATGCCGCATATTGGATTGCCGCAGTGCATTATCTGCGCAGTGTGACAAAAATGTATTTTGGCGAAAACACAGAAAATCCAGGAGCACCTCCTCCGGTATTAAAACTTAATGGATACGGCGATTTTGTGTTTAACAATGTGCCTGTGGTAGTTACAAACTTTTCAGTAGAACTACCAAAAGATGTAGACTATATTCCGAGCAAATTTGTTGGCAATAAATCGTCAACCGTTGAAGGCGAAGTCATCGATTATGATATCAACGGCGTGGGATATGTGCCAGTTAAAAGTATTATCACGGTAACATTGATGCCTGTTTACAGTAGAGAAGCAGTACGTAACTTTAATCTTGAAGATTTTGTCAAGGGCAATTATATCAACGATAAAGGATTTATCTAATGTCTGTAAAGTACCCTAATTCTAGCCCTTGGGCAAAAACTAAAGTTAGATCTAGTTTTTTAGATCACTTTGCAATTAGGCCCGTGGCTGCTGAAGACGATGATATTTTATACAGCATCGAACCTCAGTTTAATCATCGCCCTGATTTGCTGGCGTATTATTTGTATGACTCTACCAAGTTGTGGTGGGTATTTACACAGCGCAATCTAGACGTCATTCAAGATCCTATATTTGATTTTAGAGCAGGTGTAGAAATTTATGTTCCTAAGAAATCAGGACTTTTTAAATTGCTGGGACTGTAACGTATGACCAAGTTGCAAAATACATTGGGTGCCGATAATTCTGAAAAACTTCGAGAATTTATCCGCCTAAAAGAAAGCGGATCTAGGCAAGGTGATTACCAAATTGAAAACAGATTTGGTTATATTGGTGCGTATCAATTTGGTGCACAGGCACTTCAAGACCAAGGACTGATCAAACCGGGCGTAGTTACAGCATATTCTAAACTAGGAGCCCAGGGGCACAAAGATGTGTTAGACAATCCTGCCAACTGGAATAATCCTCCAGGCAGTAAAGCAGGATTTCTTGCCAACAAAGGCCTACAAGATCAAGCCTTTGACAAACTAGCGAACAGCAACTACAACACATTGACTAGAAAAGGTGTAATCAACGCCGATACTCCGGCGGCAGATGTTGCTGGATATGTTTCAGCATCGCATCTCGTGGGCGCCGGCAGCGTGATAAAAAGCGGACTCACTAAAACAGATGCTAATGGTACATCTGCCGGCAAATATTTCAATGAAGGTAAAGCCTACGTTAGTGGCAAGACCGGATTCCCGCCAGATAAGCCAAGGGGCACAACCGCACCAGACACTAGCACAGCACCCGCCAAGCGAGAAGTATTCAATGGCGCTGATCGAAAACTTAGAGACACCAGGGTGGGTAATTCAGTAACAATTGGCGGGTCTTCTGCGCCAGAAGTACAACAAATTCCATTACCTTTGATAAATCCGTTGTCTCGGTTCAGCAGTTTCAATGCAGTAATGACACTTAGTAGTATATCAGCAGAACAACATAAAAGACCGTTAGAAAGTTACAAGGCAGGATTTTTAGGAGAGATTGTATTGCGTAGTGCTGGCGGTGGCAGTCGATTGCAAGAAACAGACATGACTACCGCCGACAATCCATCCGGGCAATATGATTTCTTTATTGATAATTTAGAAATGCAATCTATTATATCTCATAATGAACAAACCAAAGGTAGTAATGCCACTGACATTAGTTTTGAAGTTAGAGAACCCTACAGCATGGGTGTATTTTTACAGTCTTGTGAAGTGGCAGCAAGAAAAAATGGCTGGAAAAACGGCTACCTCAATAGTATATTTTTATTAACTATTCAATTTGTTGGATTTGATTCAGACGGTAATTCGTCACTGGTAGAGAATGTCACTAGACATATTCCAATGACTGTTAAAGACATTGCAATGAGTGTAAAGGCCGGCGGCGCAACATACAGAGTAAAATGTCATCCGTCTAATGAAATAGTGCATAATAATAACTATTCTTTGTTTCAAAGCGATATAGCAGTCAGCGGAAAAACTGTGCGCGAAATTTTACAAACCGGAGAGTTTAGTTTACAAACTGTGCTTAATAAACGACTACAAGAGTTGGCAGAAAAACAAAAAGCACCAACTGCATTTGATGAGATTGTGATTGTGTTTCCAAAACCGAACGAGGATGTTTCTCAACAGTTTGACCCCAACTCAGACAAGCCACAAACAGCAACCAATCAACCTACACAAACTATCACAGTTAGTCGAACAGACAGTGCCAGCACTCTAACACAGTCTGAGGATACTTTAAATGATATTGGACTAAGTGTCATGGACTTTGATAGTACAACTGCCGGCGAGTCTAAAGTTAATCAGCAAAATACTGTGCAAGAAGATGCAAGCAAACCTGTTAAAAAGAGCAAAGTTGTCAATGACAGCAGTACACGACAATTTATTTACAGTCAAGGAACTAGTATAATTAATGCTATATCTAGTATAATGCAACACAGTAAGTATTGCAAAGACGCAGTTGAAGATAAGAATATTGATGAGTTAGGGATGGTCAATTGGTTTAGAATTGAATCTCAAGTGGACTATCGACCACCAAAAGAAGGTAACATAGGTAACAACGATGATCCTAAATTATTAATTTTTAAAATTGTTCCTTATAAGGCACACAGTTCAAAAATTTCAGCCGGTGGCTCTAGAATAAAAGGCTATGATAAATTACGTCAAGAAGCGGCAAAAGTTTATGACTATATCTATACCGGTAAAAACACTGAAATTATTGACCTAGAAATTGAATTTCAACGAGCGTTCTTTAACACAGTGGCCGCAGACAACGGCAAAGGTAATAACACCGCGGCACAGACAGGCCGGGATGGCGCCGCCGCTGGCACTACCAGTGTAAAAACTCCAAACAACCGACCAGAGGTCAAGGATTCATTAATGGGAAACGTTGGCATGGGGTATCGTACAGAAGTCAATACCGAAGCCGGTGGCACGACTTCGGAAGATTATAGAACACTAGTGGCTAAACAATTTCAAAAAGCACTGTATGATAGTAGAACAGATTTAATGACGGCAACAATGTCAATTTTTGGAGATCCTTATTTTCTTGCAGACAGCGGCATGGGTAATTTTAGCAACACAGGGTCGGGTAGATTTAATGTCACAGACACAAATGCCATGGATTATCAAAGTGGAGAAGTTGATGTTATTATTAATTTTAGAACTCCCTTAGACTACGGCAACGACGGAATTATGAGTTTTGGTAATACTAAAATTGTTGAAAGTTTTAGCGGCTTGTACAAAGTGAATTTTGTCTTGCACAGAATTTCACGTGGCAAATTTACGCAAGAATTAAAACTTATGAGAAGAACTAGACAGGCGGCCGACAGTGTAGAAGAAGTATTACCTAATGTATTACCTGATAATGGTTCTAGTGGATACGAAGTAAGGGACGAAACTGGACAACTGTCTACTCTACGTAGAAATGAATACGGAGAATTGTATGATCCTACAGGGGCAAGCAGCGCATCGGCAAATCCTAACGCACCAAAATCGTCTAAAGTAACTACTGTGGTAACTGCTTCGTCTGCAACTGGAGTAATGACTGATGCTGAGAAAAATGAAACCTTTATAAGTAACTGGATGTTCCCATAATGTCAGAAGCAATTAGATCATCAGAAGACTCCAACGAACTCAACGGTGGCCCCTACTTGGCCAGGATTGTAAGCAATATTGATCCCAAGTACATGGGCACACTGCAAGTACAATTAATACGAGAAGTTGGCAACATCTATAATAGAGAAGGCCAGACTATACCTGTTCGATATCTGTCTCCGTTTTACGGAGTAACTGCTGTTGAACACACAGATAGAAACAATGACTTTAATGGTACACAGAAAAGTTATGGATTCTGGGCAGTACCTCCGGATGTGGGCACAGTTGTTGCAGTGATTTTTATTGAAGGCGATATCAAACAAGGCTATTGGATCGGCTGCGCCCCGGATGAATATATGAACTTCATGGTTCCCGGACTTGCCGCAACAGAAGCACATACTGACACATCTAAAGGCAAAAAAGTTGTTGCAGAATTTAACAAACGTGTCAACGAAAATGTACAGCGCGACACGACTTTAATTAAAAAACCCGCACATCCTTTTAATGATGTCCTAGGAAAGCAAGGATTGTCAACGGACGAGACTAGGGGAACTACTACATCCAGTGCTCGAAGAGATATGCCAAGCATGGTATTTGGTATCAGTACTCCGGGTCCAGTTGATCGCAGACCAAATGCTAAAAAAGGAAACGTAGGACACTACGAAAGCAAAGTCACAGGAGCATTTGTTAGTAGATTAGGTGGTACAACATTGGTCATGGACGACGGTAATGACACATTACTGCGTAAAACTCCAGCCAGCGAAGGCCCGCCAGAGTATGCCAGCGTGGACAACGGTGAAGAAGGTGATGTAACAATTCCTCACAATGAATGTTTTCGAATTAGAACTAGAACGGGTCATCAGATACTGTTGCACAACAGTGAAGACTTAATTTACATTGGCAATGCCCGCGGCACGACCTGGATCGAAATGACCAGCAACGGCAAGTTAGATATCTATGCCGCTGACAGTGTGAGCATCCATACTAAAAATGATTTAAACATTACCGCTGATAGAGATATCAATATGAGCGCGGGCAACAAAGTTAATATATTATCCGGTGATAAAATGCATTTAGACAGTGGCGCAGCCATGGAAATTGTTTCCGGCGCTGATACATTTATAACCACTTCAGGTGCAACAAATATCAACAGCGGCGGCAATCACTTGGAAACTGCGGCTCAAATACATATGAACGGCCCGGCTGCTGGCAGTGCCGGCAGTGGCGATAAACCTAATCGTGTACCACAGGCCGAACCTTGGTCGGGACACGAGAACCTAAACCCAGCCGGCCATACTCCTGATGCAAAACCAACAGACGGAAAACTCACGTCTACGCCTGATCCGTTTAAGAAAGTTTCAAAATAAATATAGGTACACTATGGAAAAAAACTTAGTTTCTAGAATAAAAATACCATCTAGCAAGGATACTAGTTTTGTTACTAGCCGTACTTATAGAGGAATTAGCACGGTTTCAGAATCTGGTAATTTTGCACTCTACGATATTGCACTGATCAAGCAGGATATTACCAATCACTTTCATATCCGTCGCGGCGAAAAACTAGAAAATCCCAAGTTCGGAACCTTAATCTGGGATATCTTATTCGAACCGCTGACAGAAGACATTAAAGATCTAATCATCGAAGATGTAACTACTATCATAAACTATGATCCACGAGTTACTGTGGACAACATCACAGTCAGCGAGTATGAAAGCGGACTTCAAATAGAGTGCGAATTAACATACTTGCCCTACA